ACTTTGAAAATTACTCTAAAGAGAGAAATGGAACAAAACATCATATGGACAAAGGTAACACATATGAAAGTAAAAACGTTAAAATAGACTTCGATTAATTATGAGCTTACAATTATACAAACCAAATAAATACAACTCTGGATTCGGTTTCAGTTTTTCAATGGGTCACGACAAGAACAGCGGCGAACCCATCTTGTTCGTGTCGGCCATAATGCAACACAGCTGGGATGAGAAAGCTAGGCGAGGAACCTTCATCAAGAACAAAGAAGACCCAGAGAAAAACATTACCCTGAAATTCAATGAGTTTGAGTGCGGCTCAATAATCAACGCAGTAAAGAATAGATTTGCATACGATACCTTCCATCAATTCGAAGGCAAAAAAACTACTATAAAATTTACTCCATGGGATAAAGAATCTAAAGTTTCTAAGTTTGACGCAAAAACAAAAAGCTACAAAGAAGAAATTCAAATATTACCAAACTTCGGATTAACAATTATAAAAAACGGAAGCAATACATTTAAATGCTCACTAGAAGCTGGGGAGGCAGAATGTTTATCTAGATTCCTAGAAACTATCCTGACCAGAATATACAATTTTCGTATAGAGAAAAACATTGAATCGTTTTCTAAATCTAAATATTCCAACACTGAAGAAGATTGCCCGATTTAATGAAGAAGATCTTATTTCATAGCAATCACAGTAAAGCATTTACTGGCTTCGGTAAGAATTGCAAGAACGTATTATCCTACCTTTATTCTACTGGAAAATATGAAATCATAGAGGCTTGCAATGGGATGCCAAAGTCTCACCCAGCTTTATCTAAGATGCCATGGAAATGTGTTGGCACCCTGCCAGACGACCAAAGAAAGCTGCAACAATTACAGAAGGATCCGAATACCGCAAGAACTGCTAGTTATGGCGGCGAAACAATAGACGACTTAATTAAAGAATTCAAGCCTGATATATATATAGGCGCCGAAGACATCTGGGGATTTAATGGGTACTGGAAGAGGAAATGGTGGGACAAGATAAATTCTATAATATGGACCACCTTAGACTCTGAACCTATATTGCCCTTAGCCCTGGAGGCGGCTCCATTTGTTAAAAACTTCTACGTCTGGGCGAGCTTTGCTGAGAGAGAGTTAAATAAATTGGGGCATGAACATGTTAAAACCCTGAGAGGAGTAGTTAAGACAGAAAGCTTTTTTAAGATCGCCGACGAGCACAAAGTAAATTTAAGGAAGAAATTCCTAATAGACTCGAATTGTTTTGTGATTGGTTTTGTATTCAGGAACCAACTGAGAAAGAGCGTCCCAAACTTAATGGACGGCTTCTCATTATTTCTCAAGGATAATCCTGACTCAAACGCCAAACTATTGCTGCACACACACTGGGGAGAGGGTTGGGATATCGTCAGATTGATAAAAGAAAAGGGTATAGAAAATTCAAGAATACTAACAACTTATTACTGTAAAAAATGCAAGCAGTACGAGGTTAAACCATTTTCAGGCCAAGAACTTGATTGTAAATATTGTGGATCCAAGAAAAGCCAAAACACCACAAACGTACAAGCTGGGGTTTCTGAAAATCAGCTAAATGAAATATACAACCTAATGGATGTATACTGTCACCCATTCACTTCTGGCGGCCAAGAAATACCAATCCAAGAAGCTAAGCTCACCGAGCTTGTAACGCTCGTCACAAACTATAGCTGCGGCGAAGACACTTCAACCTTAGAGAGTGGATCCTTCCCACTTGACTGGGCCGAATACAGGGAGCCTGGAACTCAATTCATAAAGGCCAGCACTTATCCATCTAGTATCGCCAAGCAGTTGACAAAAGTTTTCAAAATGAAAGCCAACAAGAGGGCCAAGATGGGCAAAACTGGAAGAAAGTTCGTTATAGATAATTTCTCCCCAGAAGTAATCGGTGCCCAATTAGAAGAGATTTTTGATTCAATGCCTGATCATGATTTTGATTTTGACTTCAAAGATAAACCAAGGAACCCTAATTACATCCCAAGAAATATAACTTGTGACTCAGAGTGGTTAGTTGATATTTATAAAAATATACTGATCATGGACGTCAATGCAAAGACTGACGAAGGCCACAAGTATTGGATGAGTGAAATTTCAAAAGGAAAAACAAGAGGTGAAGTGCTTCAATTCTTCAAAGATGTTGCCAATAAAGAAAATTCCTCAATTCCATCTTCTTTTGATTTTGAGCAATTACTTGATGACGAAGGCGCAGAGAATAGGATTGCTGTAGTTATGCCTGGAAGCGCCGGTGATGTATTGTGGGTTAACTCTCTGATGTCTAATCTGAAGTCGCTCTATCCATCTCATAATATATATTTCATAACAGACCCAAAGTTTTATCCTTTTATTGAGGACAATCCTTCTGTGCATAAATTAATACCATACAGCAATCAGATCGATTCCTTGACTTTTCTAGAGGGCATGGGTGAACACAAAGGATACTTTGACGTGGCATACCTTCCCCATATCGGAACTCAAAAAATATTAAACTATACGCACAACGGTAGAGACAAAAGTCAACTAGATTTATTGCCATGATCTCAAAGGATGAAAGTATCTTATCGGTACCCATATCAGTAGGAGAACTGTTTGATAGAATTTCCGTACTAGAAGTTAAGAGGAGAAAGATTAACGATCCAGAAAAGCTTTCTCATGTGAATAATGAGTACGAGTTACTGCTTCCCTTGTGCGAGGAACGCATATCAATAAAACCAGAACTAAAGTCATTACTCTCAGATATAACAGACGTCAACGAAAACCTCTGGGACATACTAGAACACCAAAGAAATAAAGAAAAGAATAAAGAATTAGATCAAGAGTTTATAAACATATCTATATCAGTATACAGAGAGAATGATAAAAGATTCAATATTAAAAATGAAATTAATAATTTAACTAATTCAAAAATTAAAGAACAAAAATATTATACCGCAGAAAAATGAGTCATATCGCTGAAGAATACGCAAAATCACTTGGTGTCAAAATAGGTCAACCCGAAATCATTGGCCACTTCTACCCAATACCTTCTGAGAAATTTATAACATTCCACACCAACAACACTAAATCTCCAGCAAGACATTATGATTATTGGGCTGTAACTATACAAATGATTAAACCCTTCTTAAAAAAAGAAGGAATAGATATAATACAAATAGGCGGAAAAGATGATGTCGTACTAAATGATTGTGATTTTAATTTACTAAATTGTTCGTTCAAACAAATGACCTACGTATCCAGTAAGTCGTTACTGCATTTTGGTATAGATAGTCTTCCCGTCCATATAGCGAGCTGCTTTGATAAAAAAATAGTATGCCTCTACTCGAACCTTTTCCCAGAATGCTCTGGTCCAATATGGAATAATAAATCACAAGTAAAATTAATTTCTCCTGATTTTTCCGAGATAAAACCATCTCTCTCAAACCATGAATCTATAAAAAGAGTAAACGAAGTTAAGCCTGAAGAAATAGGTTGCGCAGTTTTAGATTTATTAAACATCAAGCATGACCTAAACAACCTATATACATTAAATATAGGCAGGCATTTCCATAGTCGTGTAGTCGAGGCGGTACCAAATACTCCTGCGCCAGAAGCATTCAAGCAGTCCTCCTTGATTAATTTAAGGTGTGACTATGGGGCGAATAACGAAGGACTTTCTTCTTGGCTGAACTACAGGTCTAATTTGATGACTTCAACAAAGATTACATTAGATCATATCAACAAATCGAATATCGTTGCGATGACTTTGTTTCTGGAGGATGGAAACTTCGACAAAGAGTATCTAAATTATTTAAACTCTCTAGGTGTCAAATACTCCTTAATATGCAGGGATTCATCCAAATTATCAGAACTTAGATTCAAGTTCTTTGATTGGACTGTTGAGGAATACAAAGTGACCCTAAAAAAAGATCTTGACTTCTGTGAAGAAATATGTGATAATACGTTCTATGAAAGCAATAAAGTACTTATATGCGATAGTAAAGAATACGCAAGTAAAGCGCACTGGAAAGCTGGAATTACAAACAATAAAGAAAAATCAAAAATCATCGACACTGATGACTTTTGGGAAGAAGTAGAACATTTTAACATATACAATCATGGTAAAGGCAAAAAAAATTGAAACAGATTCTAAGATAGACAACTCCACAGGTCCTTCGTTATTCAACAGGGACGAAAACGGCTTACTAAAAAACATACAATACGTCTTCAATGAAGATGGCTCGGTCAACTGGAGAGCAATGATAAAGGAAGAGCACTTATTTCCCAACAAACTTTGGTTTCAAGCTAGAAATAAAGACATGCCAAGATCAATCGAAGGGCTGAAGGACAACCAGCTGTTAATCAAACTTAGCGGAATCAAAGAGCTTGCCAGGCTTAGAGGGTTTTCAAGCATATCCTACTCTATGGATAAGTGTGAAGATGATCATGTTGCGGTTACTTGCAACACTGTTTTTATTCCAAACTATGAAACGGGAGGCGAAGCTGTTTCTTTTGAAGACATGGCTAACGCAAGCACAAAAAACACAAGTAGTTTTGCTACCAAATTTCTAGAGACTATAGCCTGCAATAGGTCTTTTGTTAGATGCGTCAGAAACTTCCTCAATGTGCATATCGTTGGAGACGACGAAATTGATAAATCAAATCCAAACTCTCCTGCGCATCAAGATTCTTCTAAAAAAAGTGATCCATTTAGCCCTATAACTACTCTAAAAAATAGAGCAAAAAGTATTCTCTCTACTGAATCGTTTGAAGAATTCAAGCCTTTTATTAAAAAATGCTGGCAAGATAAAAAAGAAGGAATCTACCAAAACAAAAATATAGAATCCTGGAAAGACTGGGATGACATTTCGGTCAAAGACGCCAAGATACTTATAAGCTTAATATCTTAAGCTTGTGGTGTCACAAATTTATATGGATGAGATGAGGGTAATTTATCTGTCGTTCCCCATTTGTGGGCTAAATACCCTTCCATCTTTTGCCTAGTTGCTTCATCTGTATTCTCCGCAAAAACGACTTCCGAAATAAACCCTGAGGGCTTTTCAGCGTTCGCCCTGTTAGCAAACACTCTAAAAGTTTTTGGACTGCCAAGTTTTGTGGTGTAAGCTATAGGTGTATTAGTGATATCTGCTCCGTCGGCATATATTAGACATTGCTGGGAAGAGGTAAAATCCATAGTCAATGCAAATACACGATAAACTCCGCCAAGATTTCCGTGCGTTGAGACCCCTGTGTTCGAGCCCCCTATTCCGTTGGCTGCTAGTTGACCTCTAAATTCTGAGATGTTTCCGGCTGCAAACTGAAAACTGGTTGGCCCGATGGCAGATAATATTGAATCAAGCGGTGAGTCTATGGCGTCTATTTTACAAACCATAAAAATAGATAGGTTGCCGCTACTTGGTAGGTTCATATTTTGAGTGACATAATGGTCGTCTCCATCCATGGATATAACGTCTAATGAATTTTGCCCTCCAGGTATTAGTGTCTGATTCTTCACAGAAGATGAGCCTGCTAATAGGCTGTTATTATTCAGGCTTTTGTCAGCTATAGCTTCCACTATACCAGAATTTATTGTTAGCGTCGAATTATCGCTTGCGTCATACCAGGCAAACAAAGAAGCCATGGTGGGGCTCCATGGTTTAAATGTAAACTCTCTTGTCTTAGTGTTTCCGCTAGCAGATCTAACATAAAGAGAGTATCCATCGCTTGGAGGTATTTCTGTAAATAAAAACGACACATCCTTGGTGCTCGCTTTCCCAACTACCATTGCCCCTAAATAAGACATCGTTTCGTCTCCACCATCATACTCAATACCAAAGGTAACTATCGGCGCATATTCATGCTCGAATGGAAATTTAACTTTTATGTAATTCTGATTAGCGGCCCGCATTCCATCAAGATTCACAATGGTAATCTGATCATTCTGTATTAATTTTATGGGGTCTTCAGGGTTTCCGCCTTCAGCTTCAGCTATGATTTTATTAACGTCCGCTAAAACTCCAGTTCCAATTGTGTCAAATGGTAATATCTTAAAAAATCCAGGAGGATTATCTCCGTCCTCATTGTATGAGAAATTTACCCCAGATTGCAACACCTCTATAGTTCCATCTCCTGGCTGATCCTCTTTAAAGGATTTGTATAAATTATCATCTGAAATAGAAAATCCATAAGAGTCTCCTGTATAGAGGTTTGCTTGGATTAAATTATAATTTGTTTGGTCCCCCTGCTGCAGCCCAGACTCATAATAATGATCTTCAAAGTTGTATTGAAAATTTATATCTAACCCACCGGATATTCCAGTCATTTCATTTATTTCTACCGGTCTAGATTCAGCTTTAAATCCTGTGGTATATATTAGATGATTATCACTATCTCTCTTTATGTCTAATTTTAAATGAGCCTCTCTTGTTTTTTCGTATCCACTTCCTGCATATTTATATATGTGAGTCCCACTTGAGTTTGTCCAACACCAATATTCGCCTACGTCATTTATCTCTAATCTTGAATTTTCTATCCCTCCAGTTAAGTTTGTTATCTGTATATCTCTACTCTGCTCTTGGTCTATGTTTATACTGTCAAGAAATGATTGATTGCTAAAATCTTCAGAGAATAAACTAGTCATAACCCCAACCTTGTTCCGCCTTAATCCTATCCATCCAATTCCTCCGCTGATTTCAGAAATCTTAATTAACTGAGATTTGTTCATTATTACCGCAGGCATACGCCCTATAGAATTAAGATAAGACGCCCCCTGCTCGTAACTCTTTTTAAAATTAACCCCATCATGATATTGTATGTCATAACTATTTGGGTTGTTTGCAGGGATAGAATATATTCCCCTAGTCTCCAGTATTCCAGATTTTATTTCTTCGCTACTAGCGCATTTAAATTTATTTTCATAAGGGTCGTAGTATCCATAGTTATAAATTCCTCCTGATATTACATCACCTCCATTATCCTTTGAAACGTATCCGGTATATTTAGGAAAAGATTCAGCCCAATATTCTCCCGCTCCACTTCCATATGTTCCAGATCCAGTAAATCCTACTCCAGTTATAGTTGCTACATCTTTTAATTCTCCAGTATTAAAACCCTCCTGGATTGGTAGTGAATTATCGTATGTATATTCAATCCCAGTATTATTATAATTATAAGTCGCATCAAAGGCAACCCCGCTATCATAAAATATTTCACCATCATAACCAAGTACTGAACCTGTTGTCTGACCTGTTCCTGTCACACCGTAGCAAGTTGTCATTAAATTACTGCCAGTGTTGTAATTCAAGTCAAATGTATAGCGATATGCATCGCCACCAGATATCCTGTAGCCATTAATGTTTCTTATTGCTGGGTTATAATCTATCAGTAATGGTTGCTCAGGGTTCCCTATGAACCCGCTAAATCCAACCCCAGTTACATACTCCTGAGGTTTAAAAAATCCAGATATATCTCCATAAGAATATAAATCCTTAGGAACTGACATTACATAATTATTGGCGCCAGGCGTCAACTCCACAGACACAAAACCATTATCGCCAGTTTGTGATCTTATAGCTTTGCTCTTGTCAGGGAAAGTGCCGCCTTCAAATCCAGTAAAATTATAAAGTTCTAGATATCTAAGACCGTTTGCTATGCTTGATCCATTTCCTCCAGTTAGCCCGCTATAACTACAATTAAAAACTCCCATATCAACTCCGGTTGATAAAATAGAATAATTAGGCATCGGGTTCTGGGTAGTCAATATTGCCCTATTCTTGTTACCAGTAAAGTCTGTTAATGTTATCTCTACAGAATAATTTCTACTATAGTTGTCCCCTGTGATTTCATAGTTTAAAGTATTACCTAATAGACCTGACTGAGAAAATACCTTGGTTCCATTATCTATAGCATTTTGTCCTGTTAAATTTCCGTAGTTTTCATATATGCTTACATCGAAACCACTTATGTATACATTCTTCTCTATGTCTGATGGGTTTTTATATATGTAGTCGTTTCTTGGATCGATTACCTCCCATTCTAAATTCAGGTTTGAGGTCTGAAAGTTCTGCTTATAATAAGACGTTGAGTCAGAAGACGGCTGCAAGTCTTTTACATCTTGAACCTCGCTAGATGAATTTAAATATATATTCGAAATCCTAAAAGTTTTTCCGTATTTTAACCTGGGATTAGATAGAGGTATTTGAACTTGACTGGAATTATTAAATGACATTATGTTGTTACTGAATAAACTCTTGCGTAATAAGTACCATTCTCGACTACTCTTTCGCTCCTAAATTCGTGCGATATAGTTTCAGCAGTCTTATCGTTAGGCACTTCGAATGTTGCCAGCAGAATGTTTTCGTTAAAGAACTGTACCCTGTAACTTGCCGCAGCAATAACCATTGACCAAGTAGCCTTTACTCCGTATGGTATATTGTTTTTGATATCTTCGCTCAATATTTCCACTGTTATTTCGGAGGGTGGGTCAATGCTATTTTCTGTAAATATCACCGGTGACTTTGGTTGCGTTAGGGATAAATCTCTTTCTATATTATCAAACTTGTCTTCGTTGTATTCTAATCCTTGAATATTGTATACGCCATTAGAAGATTCCGCTATGTTTAGTATTTTATATTTCTTGGGCTCTGCAAGGTTGACAGAATCCTCCATCATAAAAGTAGTACCCTTAGTGTCTTTTAAATTAAAAAACGACTCATCAGCTTGTTTTTCCAAAATGTATCCAAGTTTCGTATCCCCACTCAATGTAACCCAATCTCCATGTATTGAATTATTCTCAGAACCACTAACTGCTATAAAAATTTCTCCAGGGAACTCATTATCTGCCGCTATGTCTAGTGTGCCTAGAGGGCATATGTGATCAGTTTCCAAGTTTCCTTCTGACGCCAGGTCTGACTCTATTTCTTTTGCCACCCTAGGGTATCCATCAAGCCAGCTAAAAAATGTTATTTCGTTACTGTCACATTCTTGCGGTTGATGCCATATAAATTTTTCAGGTATCGGAAGTTCTAAATAATATCCACCTATCCACGCCATCTCATCTTCTGGCAACATAGCCTGAACCATTACTTGATCCATTTCGTTGTTTATGGTCGCAAGTATCCCTCCGCGCTCTTCTGCATCCTTTAGGGCTTCAACCCAAGTGTACTCACCAGTTACATGACTATATGGGTTATTAACCAACCTTAGTTTAGTGTCGTTCTCATAAATCTTATTGACCGTGAACTTTTTTATTTGCTCGGCCCTCATGTCTTCTATTTGCTGGTCCGTTACTTCCCCTAAATCATCCAATGATTCAATTGTTTGATTTCCTGAGGTATTATAAATTGTTATTTGCTTCCATGTGTCCTTATCATCTTCTTCTATTATTGTTCTTATTGGGTAATCGACCATTAGTTCCGCAGTTTTTCCGTCTCCGCTTATTTCAACATCAACTATTTTACCAGCAAACCTACCTATAGTTCTTTTGTTATCTAAAACATCTATGACATCTCCTGGCTTGAGATAAGATCCAAGCGAACTGGTAACAAAAGACAATAGTTCTGTTTCCATGTTTGCGCCTTTGACTAAAAAGTCAGCAGCCCTTTTTGCTTGAGCTTGAGAAGTTATTCCAAACCCATCTATGGTTTGCTCTATGATATTATTCTCTTGTATGGATTTTCTATCTTCAGAATGTTCCATTTTTGCTCTGAACATATTGTACTTGTCCACGTATTTTATCTTACACGAATTAGTCCTGCTTGTTTTCGGCGTACTAGAATAAGAGAATCCTTCTTTGGATATATTATTGTTAGCAAACAGCATTACTGAATCTTTTTTCTGATCCTGAAAGAAGTTAATTGCGCCCCCTGACCAATAAGCAAAAGCTCTAAATATCGCAGCAAATTCATTTATTAACTTAAAGGCATTTTGGGAGTTCATTAAAAATGCATTCAATGTGTACCTTGGCTCAACCAATGGATAGTCTATTTCTACAGCGCACTCCCCTGACTCCTGAGCTGGGTTTCTCTCTAGTATTATTTTCTTGCCAGATAATGTTGTTCCAATTATTTTAATAGATTCGCATATTCCGTGATTATAATAAATTGCTAGTTTTTTATTCGTGTGATTATATTCGCCCTGAAAATCCGCATCATCATAAGGGCCCTCTGCGGTTATTGATATGGTGTTTTCTCCGGACAAAGAGAATTTTCTTTTAGGAGTTTTCGAGCTGTAACCAGTCGGAATAAACTCATCGCAATATTTCGCTATCCTGTAAAGAGTCCATCTATCTATATTTTCGGGCTTTATTCCAAATTTTCCTACTCCATATCTTTTGCTTGATATTAAATCATACAAACACCATGCCGGATTATCGGTCCAAAGTTTTGCTTCTTCAGGAACCGGATCATCTTTAGATGCTTGGCCCTCGAATCTTCCATCCCAGTTTCCATTATACCGCCTTGTTTCCGGGCTGTAATTACTTGGAACTGCTACTTTCTTTAGCTTTAGGTGGTAATTTCTGGTGGGGATAGAGGATACATCTTTAGCGTTAACCCTTGTTCCTATGACAACTGAATTAGGGTAACTCAATTGAACCGGTGTTATTTCAGTTACCCCAGACAATAGGAAAGTCTCCTTGTATCTAGCGGCTTGCTCTCCCTCTTTTACTGGATTTCTTTCTCTGTTTAATTTGTAAACCTTTACTATCCTATCCTTTCTAGATGGATTCTTTGGTAAATAAATTTTAACATCTTTTCTGTATGAACTCGTGGCCACGCCATAAATGTAAATATCGGTAGAGAAAGGAGTTTCTCCTTCATTTCCGTATTTTATTCTAAACTTAGCTTTGTTTGGCCAAATCTCTCCTGCGTTTTCTATTTTTGTTCCAATATTCCATCCATCATCAGGGTTTATAAAACCTTTTATAACTGTCCAAGCTGCTAGCATTGCAACCTCATATCCTGCCGCTAACAAATCCCCCGATCCAAGCTCTGCTGCGGCAGGCACTAGGTCAAGTAGCATGGGATCTTTAGCGGCTGCAATTGAAACGCGCGCTTGTAACGTTGCGTCATATAAATACTTTCCCAGCATTGCTCCGTGATAGACCTGGTAAGCAGTCATTATCCAATTCCAAAGTTTTCCTATTTTGTATGTTACCTCTACTGTGTCCCCCTCGTATATGTATGATAATTGGTCGAGCTGAATTGTGACGTAGAGCTCTTCGACTAATGGGTTGATAACCGTGTGACTCACATAGTATTCTTCCTCTGAAGACCTAATTGCTACCTGATCTGCGGTTCCAGCTAATAAAAATATTTTAGTACGTAAATCGTCCCTATCTTCTCCTTCTTCTCCTGGACCTCCTGGCCCATTTTTTACATCTTTAACTCCATTTATTTTGATGGATTGCCATAGTTCTGGTATTTGCCCTGGAGTCAATTGAGCCTCAGAAGCCCATTCTCTAGCGCTTACCTCTACGTCCTCTGTATTTTGCAATATATAAATAGGGTCTGTAGTAGTTACTTTTTTATCATTGCCCCTATCTTTAGCTGAAAGTTGTTTTGTGAAATCTTGAAAACCAAAAGGTCTAGTTATCTCAGGTGTTACCTGTATAGTCTTCCCCGGAGAATAATCCCCTGTTATTTTGTATATTGGTGATGTTGTATTTTTTTCTTCTGACAATTTCTGCATCAAGACTTTACCCTCTTGTCCTTCGTAAGTTGCTTCTTCATCAAAAGTACCCAAAAAATCTCTTGCGTCAGCACCCATTTGGTAATACTCAACCCCTCCATCATGCCTGGCAGACCTTACTAGGTCTCCATCTTCATAAAATTTATCTTCGTCTATGTTTACGTACTCTCCATAGAAAGTCTGGTATCCATTAATTAGCGGGGTTGTTGTATAAAACTCAGCAGCATCACCCGCTCCTACATAAACTATTTCAGTTTCACTTTCGCTATAATTATGGCTTGCATGCCTACTGAAAGGATTAGCTAAGCTGGTATTTATTTTATATGTATATTTTTCTCCAGCACCCTCTTGATATGAAATATAATCTCCTTGCTTGTATGTTTTGTTTTTTTCGAAAGGTTGAAGGTTATTTGCGTTTCCTATTATATTATTAGGGTTTATTTCTCTTGGCCCGTAAAGTGGCGCGTTAATATCTTTGGTATTTGCTGAGAATAAATATTGAGGGTCAAGGAGTGATTGATCATTTGTACCAATAACGCCGCCTCTGCTTTGTCCTATGTCTATGTCAAACTCATTTATATTATATGCATCCTTAGGTGGAACTGTTCCTAGGTTTACTTCTTTTACTTGTGCGTCATCTAATATAACTCCCTGAAGATAATCGTCATCAGGATTTCTTAAAAACCTAGGGTCACTAGGATCTGTTATTTTTTTTGATTCTTTATTGAATACCAAAGTTTCTCCATTTTTATCACAAAGCCCATCAATTGGACCCTCGCAGGCTAAGTCTACAGCTTTATATATAGATGTTGATTCTAATTTAAACCATCCAACTCCATCATTTTTGTTCCCATTTCTCCACCTCTGTCCAACCGGTATAGGAAAAAACCCTTCAAATGATTTATCTTTTCCGGCTATATATTCTATCTCTCCGTCTTCCGCAAAAGATATTGGATAAAATTCTTTTTCTTTAACCTCGTCATCAGGCAGTGGTACGCTTTGAAGACAAACATAAGAACTTGTAGACGCGTCCGATTCTTTTACCTTATAGGTGTTGTCTGCCTTTGATACAGTGGTCCAGTTTCCATCGACTCCTTTTACCCCCATTCTATCTATATTGACACCCTTTAACCAGTTATAGTTGTAATAAAAATAACCCGCAACTGCATTGCCGGTTTTTTCCTGCTTCACTGTCGTTACTGATTTCGCATAAGTATCAGCATCCGTATATTGACCATAAATTCCATCGTTTGCTCCGAAATAAGTTGTTGGTAAGTTATTTTTTAAAAATTGATAAGCTGGATCAGAAGCTTTAAAGTCGCTACTTCCATCAAATAAATTCAACGCGAATGCAGAAAACAGACAGCCTTGAGGCAAGTAGTATTTACTATAACTAGGAACGAGGCTGTATAATCCTTTTTTGAAATTAAAAATCTGCCCTTTTTCCGAATCGTAATCATAATTAACAATGCATGAAGATATAACATTGCTTCCAATTTTCATTCTGCCATAACCAAGAGGCACAGTTGCCCCCTGCTGGTATCTATTATCGGACCCATTAAATAAAAACGATTGAGTTTGCGCAACTAGAGTGCTGTCGTCTCTTTCCATTGCTTCCGATATTTTTTTTGAAATATACATGCTTGCGGCGGTCTGAATTGCCATCATGAATAAGCTGCCAACGAATCCTGATCCTTGCGGCATAGGAAATATATGTATATCTTCTTTTGTTGGCAATACGTAGTCAACTTGATCTATAAAGTTGTCGCTTTTCTCTTTTTTTATACCATAATGTATTCCTGCTTTTTCTTTCTTGTTAAGGTATGATTCTATTTCTCTATCGTTAGCGAACAGTGCAGACACAGCTTCAGACGGAGAGCTAACGTCTAGCTTCCATTCCTTACCGAACTTTTTCCCGAGTTCTCCGTGTAAAAATACCCTTTTCATCCTTTTTCCTTATGTATATTTACACTAACGATGGATGTCTGTACACTTCTTTTATTTTTGCTTGCCAGCGTTCGTCCAATAACTCTCTCCTGGATAAAATACCAGTGGCCTGATGCAAGAAGTAATCATCTCCACAATATATACCAACATGATATCTAAAATTTTTCTTTACTTGAAATAATATTACATCATGTTTTTGTAATTTTTTATCTTCTATTTTTTTTAAATTATTATTTAATATATTTATTAATAGTTTATTTGCGTCTTTATCTTCTTGTGGAAGCCAATAGTTTTCGTTCCATTTAGATATGTTTATGTTTAGTTCTTTTTTGAAATAGTCTTTGAACATACAGGTGCATTCAAAGAAGCCCTTGATGTAAGGTTTTCCAGTAAGCTTTTCTGGCTCATAGCTTTCGGGGTAATAAAGAAAAAACTTCTTGGTTATTACGCTGTAGATTAAATAAGGAATACCCATTTCCTCAGACATAGCTATATCTGGCGGAGAAGGCCTCTCGTTGCTCCTTGGATGAGAGTGGTATATTCCTACTATTGTTTTGTCTATAGAATGTTTTATGAAGCTTTTTGGCGATATTGTAAAGCAATCTCTTGGCGCCGAATGTTCATTTATTGCGGGCTCAACTGATACAGTTAAATCTTTATGAAGCAAAATAAATCCACACACTTCTTCTTCTGGATTGCTCTCTGCATGAACTATGACTTCTCTCTCAAACATTTATTTAAACTCATAAGGGTCAACTCCGGGAAAACCTCCAAAGGGAAGACCTTCTTCTGATTCGGTCCAGAACTGATCCTTACCCTCTGGGTTCTCTGTAATTCTTTTTCCGCCTCCAGCTCCTGTAGCTGAATCTGAGAATCTAAGCCTGCATCCACATAAACTTCTATCGCAATCATCTAAAACCCAATTTTCTGTATCGTAAATAGGGTTCGACCTAACACCATCATTCAGGCAAACATAAATATCAATAGGATTCAATGAAGAATCATGATCGTAAGGGACTAGCTTAACGGTATCTCCTTTGGAATAAGTAGAAGTTATAGACCAATCTGGATAAACATTTCCTTCCTCAAATTTAGCAAACTCTTCTGTTTTAAATTCGCCGCTAAAATATACTTCAGACCCAACCATATCTTCATTATAACCGCTTGGCACAAACCTTTTATTTTTACCATTTGATATTGGCTTACCTTTATATCCACAACCTATATCTCCTCTGTACTGCCAAGGACAACTATTAGAGTATACTGTTCTAGCTGGCACGCTTGCGTTCTGCAACTCAAGCAGTGAAACCAATTCGAACTCTACTATATTATCATCTTCTTTTGTTTTTTGATTAACAAAGAAAACATCTTCACCAAAAGCCGCATCAGGATCAGGTTCGGCGTGAGGATTAAAATTATTAGGAAAATTAACTGCATCTAAATATTTAACAAATGTTTTTATTCTAGTGACTTTGTAATTAATAAAATCGTCAAAGTGATTCAGGCGCAATGAGATTACTCCTTGATGGTTTGTGAATGTTAATTTAGGTCTGGGCAATCTGCCATCTCCTTGAATCTCAAAGCCGTCAGCCTTTATAGGAAAGAAATCGTACTCCTGGCTATTGAATACTAGCTTATTTTTATATCCATTTTCTCCAGCATGAAATAAATACTGACCTTTCCCTTTTAAATCTATCTTATACAAACATATAATAGCAGAAGGATCCAGCTCGAATAAAGCTTTAATATTTTTACCTGTATCTTTCATATATATATTATAAATTAATTAATCAATAAAATCAGCAATATTAATATTATTTTGTAAATTGTATGAATAAGTTGTTCTTGGAGGAGATGCGTATATTTTTGTTATCTCTTTTGTTTGCTTTACTACTGGAAGGTATGCGAGTTCAGATCTTAGCGCCCTTACGTTTTCCGAAAATAAACTTTTACCACCAAGACCAATATACCAATTCATTCCCTCGCTACTACTAAAACTAGTATTAGATAATATATTTATATCATCAGAAGCTCCAAAATAATAAAAACAATAGAATATATGATTCTTTAATGTTTCTGGATCTCTTGAGCTTAATTGTATGCTTTCATTATCTATATAATTTCCCCACAAATTTCTTTTTAACTTGTTGTACCAATTTTTTTCTAAATAATTCTGCATTTCTTGGATAAAAACTTCATCTCTGTTTTGTCCGTTTTTGAATATAGAATCTACGTTGGAGTTTTGGTTTATCTCAAACATGCTGTTCCACTCTTTTAAAGTTTCACCCTTGCTCACTGAAGATGTTGTTTTTGTTTTTATTAAGTCTGGCAATAACAAGCTACCAGGCCCGTTGGAATCCCCGCTTATGAAATCCCTTTTTATATCCATTGTGAAAATGCATCCTTCAAGTGACGAAGCGTAAATATCAAAAGACCCAGTTGAGCTTATTTCTTTATTTTTTATATTCACAAAAGGCATGTTACCCTTGAGAGAATATACGTTTGAAACCTTCATTATACCCTGAGGGCTCCACTCATCATCATACAAGTCTTCTAATACAAGCGATCCAGATTTCAAATATTCGTTATTACTTAATTCTGACTTCTCCGTCAACGAATCTAGTTTTCCTGTCTCAACTTCTTCTGAATTAGAAAGAGAAGATATTGAATCTCCAGGAATCCACGCAAAACCTGAAGGGTAACCAATTTTTTGATTCTCTGATGCGCTTAGTTCAACAGTTTCTTCGGAAATATATTTAACCCTCTCAACCTTCCATGCGTAATCAGAAGTAGAGCTATACTGAATTACCCCAGATATTCCACTATTATATATTCGTATATTCGAACTCGTCCCAGCGTCCATCGCAACGTGCATTCTTACATAATCATTACTTGGGTCGTTGTCACCAGAGGACATACTGTAAATATTCATATCGTCTCTTTCATTGGGTAGTTATTAAAATCTCCACTATCGACAATAAACATTCTTACATCTTTTGCTTCTCCTGGAATAATTTCTGCGTTAAAAAATACAGCTTGATTACTTACGTCTCCAGCGTTTTCAACTGGTTCGTTTTTGATAATCATTCCTGTCCAATTATACCCATCAAGTTGCACTTCAGAGGTGTTATTACTTGCGTAAGAAACTTGAATCTTCTTGTCTCCATAACTCACTTGTGTTGCAGGTAACGAGGATTGCAGTAAATTGTTTATGTCATTATCCTGGCCTGCATCTATAACCCCCTGCACTAAGGAATGAAAAACGCCTAGAGCTCCAGATATTCCTAGGTTCCCATAAGCTTCATACCAATTAGGTTGCATATTATTCAACATTGCCGCGTAAGCTAAAGAAGAGTCCTTTAATCCTTGGTAAATATTCTGAACTGTCACTACATCAGTAGTGTTAATCTCTATCGTTTTCTTCTTACTTAAAAAATAGTCATTCTGTATTTTTTTCAATACTGAAAGGTCGGGCTCTATAAAGTTTTCGTCATTATTCAAGAAGTCTCTATCAACCGGCTCGCAGATAAACTCTCCTTCTAATTTAAACTTTGGCGAACAATAAGAAGATATAGCTTTTGAGTTGTACTTTACCGCCACATCTTCTTCACCTTTCTCTTCAAAATACTGAGCATCTTCAGTGTATGATTCAAATAATGACTCCCTGACTTGATAGTTATCATCACCAGACTCCTGAAACCACTGAGCTGCAGGATTAAAAGATTTCTCCGCATCATTTAATAAAACTAAATCACAATACTCATTTTCCTCCCACCATAAAATAGAAGTATTTGGGTCCTCCACACAGTTCAATACCTCAAAACCCGGAAGTATTGAAACGTTAGACTCAAACTTATCTCCAGTTCTATTCTCATAAGTTCCTGCGTTTCCACTTTCGAGCTCGGAATATAAAGGATGAAAAAAGGTATTTATATTTACTCTTTGGAATGGTTCGACAGTAAAAGGAAGCTCTTGAGTGTTACCAGTATTATATTCTGCGTAGCCTGAATATTCCGGGTACTTAAATATGGAAAATCTTAATGGGTCGTCGTTTTTAAAGCCGGTTATAGTTAAAGGAAGATTGCAAGTATTAATTATGGTTACAAATTTTCCGCTATCCACAGTAATTCTATCAAGCTTGCTACAGTCAAAGTCAGTAATTGGGAAACAATCCCCTTCTGGGATTATTCTTTTTGCTCCTTCTGTCAGTATATACTTTCTGCCCAACTCATCTATTAAAAAGTCGCACCCAGCAAGCACCGAATTTCCGGTCTCCGAAAGGCATACTCCAGACTCTTCAGTTATAAAACTCATGGGCAATATTGCAACCCCCATACGAGACTATAGTAACACTCAGCGGTGTTTGGCGTTAAAGTTATACTTGTATGCTCCCCCGGAAACTGCAGGACCCCAAAAGCCTCCGGCCCCTTGAAGCTAAAGTCTGTATCAACAACTATAGTAGAATGCTCAGCTGATTTTGCTCCTCCCGAATAATCGATAACTTTGGTGCTTGTTTTTATAGTTACGCTTAAATTAGGGTGCCCCAAACTATACACGGCCAAAAGAGGATTTCTTATTGGTTGAGAAAATGTATATGTTTGAGCTGAAGCTATGTTGCACATCTTGAAAGAATTACCCCCTGACGTCGGCGGCTTATCTGCGAAATTCCTTAAAGCCTCAGGGTGGTATGTTGGGGCGATAGGCAACTTAGGGCTGCTATCAAAAGAAACTTTTCCATATTCTGGATGATCTATAATCAGATTTGAATCCATCCATACGCTCTCGCAATCAGTTGGGTCACTATTATCCTTAGTGTCAGAATCACCTAAAGACTCCTTGCTTGATGGAATGATTATTTCAAAATTATAATTAGCATAACAATCCATCTCCTTCATTGTTTCGTCGTCTGAATTGATAAAGAGTTGAACTTTTTCAGAAAAGTCGCTCAACTTATTAGTCTTTACTCCAAAAAATAAATCAAGTTTTTCACCAGGCTTTATTGCTGGTAAATGGGAATAATCCCCTCTGTACCCATTACTAGGGGTAACGTTTCCTATGTTGTAGTCTGTTATCTGTAGGCCTGAATCTGCCTTAAATACTCTTATCGGCATACCTTTAAATGCAACACCTGTATTCTTAACTCCGTTTGTTAAATTTGAGTTTGCGGCCCACCCTCCATTTATGTCTTCTATTACGCCTTGTCTTGACACTTCGTATTGAGTATTAAATGAAGTCCACAATATATTTGAAGCCTTAGGGTCGTCTGAAAATAAATCTTGATTGTCCAAGTCGCCAAAGTATTGGCCCCCGTAACCTTTTACTATTGACCCTAATCCCTGATCTGGCTGCGTGAAAGTTAAATCCCTAACGTTTCCTCCTTTGGGTATACCTTCTTTTAATATTTCAGTAGTGTATTTTAATGCGGTGTTTTGGCCTTCGATATTAATTAATGTGTTTTTTAGTTTTACATCGTGAGGGCCACAATTATATAGAACTATCGATAGTACGTTCTGATAACCATTATCATTGGTAAGCATTTCTACAACTTTTATCAAGTCCATCATTCTGGTAACCTCGCCATTAGGGTCTCCGTCCTGCGTTATTGGAAAAAAGAACTGAGGAGTCTTACCTGGCGGCTCTAGGTATGGCGCAGGCTTATCATAGTCATAAACATAGTTTGGGGCTCGAACCGCTAGGAAACCTGGAAAGCCCACCCTAGCAAACATAAACACCGTTGGCATTTCCTCTTCATACCATGCGGGATTATCTTTACCCAGGTCAGGATTATTATAAGCTGACTTGCCGCCATCTCTTTCTTTAAATTTATATTCTTCCATTTTTGCATATGGATTTTGAGACTTATATCCATACTTCTTAAGCGCCTCGTCAGATGGTCTTCTAACCGCTAAATCCCCGCCTTTTCTTAGTTGAGCGCACATGTCAAGAGTGTATTGGCTATAAACCTGGTTATAGGGTGGTGACAATCCAGTTACGTCGGGAGTCGTAAAAATACCATCGCTCAACATAATAATAATCCTATCGGTCACATGCTCAGCTCGTGGGCTATTATAAAACTGAGCCAAGGCCTGACTAACTGCTCTAGGCGAATCTTCCATTAGTTGGCTATTAGGGTTTTTTATGTTTACGCTCTTATAAGACTGCACTTTATCGAATGAGTTAGGATAATCCGATACGTCTTGTATCACCTGCCTACTATCTGCCATCAGTATAAAACCAAGATTTACTCTTTTTTGGTCTATTTTTATTTTAAATCTATCTAGGTTCTCTAAATTATAATCATTATTTTCCAACTCTTCCTGCAGCTCTTTTAGCGGGTCATATAATTTAGAAATTAAACTATCCAAAACCTGATTATCTGCTGGCCACGGTGGGGCCGTATCATCTCCACTCCTAGACCCAAAGCTTAATGGTGGCGCGTCGAATTCATTGTATGATTCAGTCCCAGGCATGACATAACTATCATGAGCTGTTATCATTTTCAAAACTATATCTATGGCTACTTGGTACTTTGTTTTAGTTACCCCATTAGTCTCCATAGAGGCAAATGTCATACTCCCCGTCGTGTCAACTATAAAGACTAAATCAACAGCTTTAGATTTTGCAGTTTTTGAGTCTTGATTAAGGTCAAAACCGGCACCCTTTGCAGCCATCAATTGAGAAGAAAAAGTGCAAAGCTCATGGGTCGTTATTGGGTCGTATATTTCTGCTCCATAACACGGTTTATCTTCATCTCTTCCTATTCCAAAAACATTCCTTAGATCCTCTTCTATTGAAGTTGTGGACTCTATAAATGTCGCAGATATTGTGTGATTATTTTTGTATATTATATCGTGCCCCCAACTAGGACAATAGAAGCTCGAAATATAAGGTCTGCTTGGCGAAGTGATGTAACTTCCATCTTTTAGATATGGGCGCGGCATTTGAAACCTAAACTTCTTATAACCAAGATGACTCTCGAGAAACTGCAATATTTCAGATGCTTCTTCGTCGCTTCTTTGTTCAAATGTCAAATTAAAAGTTGATAAGTTGCCATTAATACCCCTCTTGAATTTCTTGTTATAGTATTTTACAAAATTTGATTGAATATTATCAGGCGTTTGCTCTAAGCTAAATGCCAAACTCGGCTTGTGGTCAAAGTTCCTAACCTCCAACCATGGATATTTAGGTATTTCATTCGGATCCTTTAAGTAAATACTACTCCTGCCTTGAACCGCAGACACAAGCAACCAAAAATCATCCTTCGCTTCTAGTGTAAAATTCTCTAAAGGCGTAAAGATTACGTACAGGCTTTCTGCATCTATGTCTGAGTCTATCTGCATCCTTCTGTAGTTTTTAAGATAAACCTGCCTTTTTCTGGCCACCCCAGTTGCTGGATCTATTACCTCTGAAGGTATATTCGAAACATGCTCTGGTAAAAGAACCTTACTGAACATACAGTCCTCTGGGCAGACTTGCATCTTCTTCATCATGATGTTGCCACCTATTATAAAATCTTCACCCCTTATTGTTATAAACTCTTCTGTAGTCTCTTCAAAGTATTGAGCTCCATCCTCTGATTCGAATAATTCATTTCTTGGAGTTATTCTATCTACATCAGTTGGCCTCCATAATTGATCTGCCAAGTCAGTTGTGAGTAGCTCTTCCTGCCTAGGTTCTAATTCACTTTCTCCAACTTCGTCAAACCATTGCACAGAAGTGTTCTCTCCAGCAGAAGATGTTGCCCTCAAGTTCGCAACGTCTGACTCATCTCCTTCTTCAAGTATTGGCCAAAAAGCGTATTGGTTTTTTGATATTTTTTTCTTTATCTTTGTTTTTCCAACATTAAAAATAGAGTTTTTTGGATCTGCAATTGTTATGTAAACGCAATCTTCTTCTTCTATATCTATATCATCGGTAAAAGTTATTATCCCCCCAGTTATTGGAGTCAAGGGATCTTCTGGATACCTTTTGATTGTTTTTATTTTTTTGGTATCGATTGTTATAACTCCATCTCCTTCTTCCAAGGTGAAGGTGTTTAATTTGATTTGCTCGCCCTTTTTGAAGTGAGTGGTTTCGTCTATAAATATAGGTATCAGCGCATCAATTCTTTTATTGTAGCCAGCATGACTCTCCACACTTGACAGGGAGCTTTCTGTATTGCATACAAACTTAGCATTTACATTATTATTATTTCTATAAGAAATAGTATGATTAAACTGAGTGCAAGTATATTTTAAGTCATTCCTGTACGGGTACGAAAACTCAAAGTTAAACGCCGATATTTCGCTTGACAATAATCTGTCGCCCTTATAATCGAGGCTAAAAATTGACTCGTATGCAAATGATTTTTCTTGCAAAAAGTGAACAATAGCTCTAGCTTCCTTGTCTGTTCGGTTTCTAAAGTTTAATGTTAATTCCATCGGCAGTGCGTTTATTGCCATATTGGTAACATAATCTTTACCTTCTCCCATTTTTAATTCTTCATTTATTGCCACAAAGTCAGACTTGGCTCCATAGGAAGGTCTCCAGACAAAATCTTGAGTCCAATACTCTAGTCCATCCTTGCTGTTCGGGCTATTGTATGAAGTTGACTTGTGATCCTTTATGCAATAAAAGAACTTACTTAAATTTCTTACTGATGGTTTTTTGAAAATAAATGAACCAGCACTCATTCCATAAACAAATAAAACTAACTGCGCAGAAACAGCTTCATCAGGTATTGAAGTGTTGGCTATATCTAATTGTACATTATAGTATTCATTATGGTTTAATTCACTAGCCGCCATTAACCTATGGGTGTCCCTTAGATTCGGCGCATAAAGCTCAACATCACTTTTATCATAAAACTTTATACCAACACCAACACCAATAGAATCTCCAATATTAACAGATCTATCTTGGTTCTCTGTTATATATGTTTTATAATTATCTATTAAACTAGTAGACTCATTATCCTTTTTAACATATACATTAATAGAATAACCTAAATTAGGATTAAGTTTAAAAAATTCACTAATGTTTAATTCTTTACTAGTCGATATATTAAAATTTCTATCTTGAGAAAAAACTAAATCATCTATTGATAAAATATCATTTTCTGTATAATAATAATTAGGATTGTAATCTACATAAACATACTTGGCTAGAGTTACATCCTCGCCCGTTTGTGCAAAATACTGTATACCTCTACCCGACAAATAAGCATCTTCTACAGGTCTATAGGAGCCAGACTCCGGGTACTCAAAAAGTTGCTCGCTAGATCCAGTTGGCTCATCCAATAACACAAGATTTGCGTCGCCGCTCTGCTGCCACCATTGTACGCAATTAACATCCAACCCTGAATTCGATATATCCATTATCTATAAGATTGTTTTATTGTTGCGGAACCTTGGAGGAACCCTCCCTCTGACACGCTTAAATTATCCTCTTCAACAACTCCATAATCCTTTAACTCTTGAGACGGCAAATCTGGATGAACCAAGCTTCCCGCTAATCTAAACTCTTTGAGTAGACCTTGATTGTTGTCTGTGAATTCTTTACTAAAACCTATGTCTGACAACTGAACCGTAACATTAGCTCTTTGCCCTGATATTTTTAAAAATGGATCTAACTTTTCCCCTCTTATTCTTATGCTAATGTCTATAGCTTCCTTGGTTACCCTTATTGGGAGCTCTCCTTCTTCGCTCATTTTTCCGCTTAGAGGTATTGGTACTTCTGGATTTCTTGTGGACGTTATGCTGTATGAAAAATCTAAAGGATATTCTATTCCTACATCAGAGGCTCCAAGTATTTTTGTATTGATTGCGTGAGGTACGCTTATTTGTTGTTCTTTTAGACATCCGTAATTTTCAATTATAGAGTCGGCCAATCCAGACTGATACAACATTCTTCCATATATATCTAAACTCAAGTTTGATTCTACAACCTGAAAGGGTTGAGCCGAAAAAGAAAGCTCTCTTAAATACGCGTCTTCAAAAATGTAGTCACCAAAGCATCCTGTTATTTTTGTTTCGTTTACTTGCGGGTAAATATTAGGATCAAGCAAGCCCGTTAAGTCTGCAAAAGTATGAAGATTTCCAGTGTTCATGTAATAGGTCACATCCAAAGAACCTCTTACTATTCCTCCTGCTGCGTAATTCCTTAAGACCTCAACTTCTCCATGCTCTATGTCTTCCTCGTACCTCAATATAGTCTCACCTGTAGATCTTACATTTATATAATAATCACCAGCAGATAAATCTTCAGTTAAGTAAAGTCCTTGTCCGCCAGGATAGGCAATTTTAGTTCCGCTTAATATATTTTCAACTGATTCTGGAAGTCTTACTCCTGGGCCATTGCGCGGACCCATCAAGAAACCCGATTCATGAGCTCCAGTAAAATGTATATCTCCAGTTTGCAATGCGAATGATATATGATAATCCTCTATAAATTTCTTTGCTTGTATCGGTTGGCTAGCAGATAAACCAGCTCTATTAGCAAAAACCATAACTGGCTCTTGGCCCTCAGAAGCCATCAACAATGGAACATCTTCGTATCTATAAAAAGGCTTACTCATCTCTTATTATAGTAAGATTTATATGTTAAATTTACAGTCATTTTCCCGTCTGTCGAAGCGGCCATGTCCTCTCCTATTAATCTCGCACTTTTGACTACATAATGCTGAATCGGAACACCAAAGCAATCGTTGATTTTTATCGCAATGTCGTGAACTGTGGGAGACTTTAAATATTTCCTCAAGCTTTGATATTCGTATTTGTCTATATCTAAACTGAAAGAAGTGTTCGTGGTTACTGGCCATGCAACATCTACCTGCGCCGGCACAGAAGAGCCTACTGTGTAAATTGGGGATATAGGTATGTCTATACTGTAGTTAAAGGATGTAACCCTATCTGTCGTCGCCCCTGCGCACTCTACAATAATGGACCCTTGATTTGGCAGCCTTATCTCAGGAAAGGGATTATCACCTGATGCGTTGTATATTCCGGCATTAGAATCTTCTGAGCCTATTGCAAATCCATCTTCCTGAAGAAATAGTCCACCCTCATCTTCTTGCTCCATAAACTCAGGAGATCCACCTATGTCTCCGAAAACTCTTATTGATGTGGATGTCGTTGGAAGTTCTCCAACGCCACAAGAAACAGAGTGGCTAGTTATGTACCCCTTATCAAAACCAAAGTATTTCTTTCCATGATGAATACTTCCAGTAAATGGCACGTCTCCCGTGAATTGTAAAAAGAAATCTTCACTGACCAATACAGAATTAATCGAAAAAGAACCCTCCAGTGGGGCGTTCAAAACAGCCATGCTCTCTGGAAATCCGCTTATGTCTCCATCTACCGCACAATCTAAACTTTCTTCTCCTAATATATTAAATCCATTCTCGTCCAATATAAAAGACCCATCAGGCTGAGCAAATCTTTCTCTATCATTATAGAAATTTTTATTTACATGACCCCAACCAAGAACATTTATTGGTCTTTCATCTATCGCATAAGAGCCCGCAACGTTTTGAACTCCTGATATTTGAGTTCCGTTTATAAAGAATTTTTGTTCATAACCTAAAACAGCTTGCCTCATGAGCTAAGTTCCCCACCTATTCTCTTTTCTTGCCTGATTACATCCAGTACGGCGCTCTTTATTTTTAATGAAAGTTGCTGCTCTTCTTCGTATGAGCTGTTAGAATTCTCTGTCGATACCGTTTCTTTTCCTGTTTGATCTATGGATACATTAACGTTTATATTGTTGGTTACTTCGCTTTTTTGTTGTGGGGCTACAGCGGCTTCTTGTTTTTGGTTGAAAGACTGATTAAGCATCTCAGCAGGATCCGCACTCTTGAGTCTGTTTGTTGGGGCCTGCTTTGGTACGGATGGAGCGGGAATTGTTGAAGGGCTACCAACTACTCCTCCTTCGTAATAACCCTGCTCACCCCTCTTGAATCCCTCTGGATTCTGTAGGGCGAAACGCATCATGTTGGGATTCTCTCTGAGAAGCTTGTCTGTTGAGCTTTTCTTTATGATAAAATCGCCCTCGGTTAATCCTACTGGCCCAACATTATCTATTCCTCCTTTGCCTTGAACAATTGGAAGCCCACCAGTAGTGTTCATGCGATTTAAATTATCATAACCAATTCTCTTTGCAACAGGAGCTGGAACGAAGCCTTCTCCCGCTGTAAGCATTGCTGGTATCGAGCCTCCAGATTGATAACCTCTTGCCCTTTTAAGCATTGATGCATTATTTTTGTCAATACCAGTTCCTTGACCCCTATGAGTCTTAGCGGTGGAACCCGTGTTCATTATTTCCCAATCATTACTACCATCCGGCTGCGGCATAAAGGCGTAATTCTTGTCGTTTATATTTAGAAATTCTCCAGACTCAATATGATTACTTACGTCTTTGTAATTTACGTTTAATCCATCGCTTCTGGCCTGCTTAAA